ATGACGGCCGAGACCGATCTGCAGAAGGCCGCCCGGTTCGAGCTCGAGGCCCATGACCTTCACCGTCGATCGCGCGCGGCGGCCAGCCTGCCCGCGTCCATCGTCCTGCGCTTTCGCGCGCTGTGGAAGGAAGAGGCGGCGCGCCTGCTGCGGCGCCAGCGCTAGGCCGCGACCGGGCGACTCAGCTACACCGCTGCGCCATGACGCCCGACCAACTGAACGACACCCTCGACGCTATGGCCGAAGCGGCTGGCGATGACCCCGACCTTCTGCCGGGCCTGATCACGGTCGAGACTGACCACTGGGTCAATGTGCTGTCTGCTGTGCGGGCGAAGTGCACGTCCCTACACGACGGCCTGCGCCATCGGGACATCGTCATCCACGTCGGATCTCAGCAGAAAACGAAGGTGCTGACCCGAGCGGAGGCCGGGGAGCGGGGCGCGCCGTATCGGGATCTAGTGCCGCTAAGCTGACGTGCCCTCCACCGCAGACAACAATGGAGGGCGCGCGCTTCCCCCGGATGCGCACGCGAGCCAGCATCGCAGCGCGCGGAGCCAACATACCCGGCGCAAGAGGGTTCCCTGCGCTTGGAACCCTTCTCCGCACCTTCGACTTTAACGGCCTGCTCAGGAGGTCGATCATGGTTGTCCGTTCACGCGCCACACTCAGAGATCAGGCTGGTGTGAAGCTGGTTCGAATCGAGCGCCTGGCGAAGCAGCAGCGCGAGATTTCTTTTCGGCTTTCGTCCCACCGGGACGGCAGTCAACGCCTGATTACGGATGAAGCCGAGGCGCACAGGGCCTTTGCGCGCGAGGTCGCGGCCTCTCTCCAGGATCCGGTCGTACTCGGACTGATCGAGCGCGGCGTCCTCCAGAACTGAAGAGCGACCAGCCCTTGAAACCCCGCGATCTCTGACCAGATAGCGACCGCCTTCAATCTTCACTGGAGATGCTTCGATGCGAACCGTCGTTGTTGAACCCTTTGGCGATGTCTGGGCTGTCCGACTGGACGACGTTGAGCCGCAGCTGTTCGCGCGCGGCCGCGCGGCGGAAGACGCCGCCAAACAGATCGCACACAGGCTCGCGGCCGCCGGCGACCATGTCGAAATCCACTTGCACCTGCGGAACGGCCAACAGGCCGCGCGCTTCATCTGCCTGCCGCCGCTGTCTGAAGACGACGGGCCGTTGCTCGTAGGGGGCAGCTTGCTGGCCTCCAGCACGCGCCGGACACAGATTCAGGCTGACACCGTCGACGCCTAAATCCTGCTTTCGATACGAGAACCCCTCGCCGGCGCTTGGGGCATCCGGCGAGGGGCGATGCGGTTCTACAGAGGTCAGCCCCAGAGGATGGGGAGGGCTGCGATGAGCCAACTGGCAGGGAGACGCGCGGTTCCAAACGACAAGAAGCCCGCCCTCCGAAGAGAGCGGGCCTCGATAGCGGAGCCTGAGGGCTCGACGCTCAGTCGTGATTTGCGGCGTGGTCTCGGTGCGCGGTCCGAAGCTTTTCGAGGAGCGCATCGCGATCTGGCGTCTTCCAGAAGCTCTCCGTCTGACGCCAGCCGCAGGAGCATTTCGCCATCCACTGGTCAGCAATGGGCTGCGGTTCAATGGTTAGCGTGTGGTCGACCATGCCTTGAGCATATCACACTAGCCCGGCCGGGGACGGATTTCCGGCTTCACCCTACAGCCCTCTCTCGCGACGGACGCCCGCTCCCAGCCGCGGCGTCCCCACGACCTCGCCTCGGCGTCGCTTGTGAGGTGATCGCGAACGGCGTCCGCCTCGCCAGACGTGACCGGCGCGACGATGCTCCCGGCGACGGGCGGCTCTTCCTCCAGCCGGGCGCATAGGCGCGGATCGACGGCGGCCGGAGCGACCGGCACGACGGTCTCAACCGGCAGGCTGGAGCGCGCGCCGCAGCTCGTCAGGATCAACGAGGCTGCGAACAGGGCAACGGTTCTCATCATAGGTCGGCTCCTTGGTGACGATGCGCTCGATGACGCGGGCGGATTGACGGGCTTCGGCGACGCGCGCGGCGCAGCGATCGATCTCGCTGGCCACCGCCTCGATGGCGTCGGCCGTCTCCTGCTTGCGTAGGGTCTCAGAGGCGTCGAACTGCGCCTTCCAGTTGCGGGCGGCCCGCTCATGCTCGCCTGCAATGCGCTTCCAGTCTGCCGTTTCCTCGGCGGCGCGGGTCAGCCGATCAGCCGGGCCGGCGCCGGGCAGGAAGTGCCAGATCGCGGCGCCCATCACAGCGGCCGCGATCCACGGGAGAAAGGGGACCAGAGCGCGGGCCAGGGCGCGAGCGACGACGGCTGCCGTGGCTAGAAGGGCGCTCACAGGATCAGCCCCTTGGCCTTTGCGGTCAGGGCGGCGCGCTCTGGTTCGTGGTTTGCCGGCTTCGCGGACCTCGGATTGCCCCGGTTCACGCCGCGAGAACAGGCTGCGCCGTTGTCCTGATCGGCATACGCGTTCAGGCCCATGCGCGACCAAAAGAGCGTGCTGGCCAACAGCCCTAAAGACGGGATTGACAGGAGATACGGGTAGCGCTCCAGATCAATGCCAAGGGCGCGGCCGTCGCGACGATAATTGTCGCGGCCCGTAGTCTGAATCGGCCCGCGCCCCTTGAACCGGCGGCCGTCACCCGGCTGGGTGTTGCCGAGATCCGCCCGCCCCTCATAAGCGGCGCCGCTGGCGATTTCCTCCATGTACCGAAAGCCGCCGCTCTCATGACCACACTGGCCCATGAAGTGCGCCAGGCGAAGGCCGCTATCGAGGATGCCGTAGGTGCGGAAATGGACGTTGGCCGCGAGGCCCAGTTCCTCCGCTATCGGCTTCTGCGCGCCCATCCGCGCGAACAGCGCCGTCAGGGTTCCGGCGCCGATGATGCCGTCAACGGACACGCCGAGGCGGCCCTGCAATCGACGTGCGTCGAGCATGGTAGTCTCCGGTTTGGGTTGTTGGATCGTTCGTCGTCGACCGGGAGGGTCGGGAAGTGCAGAAGACTTGGACTGTGCCTGTGGCGCACTTGGACGCGCAGGGCTTACCTAGCGCCGATCACATCAAAGCGCCGCCGTGCGTCGAACTGCTCTATTCGTTTGCGCTAGTCGCCACGGCCGAGGTCGTGACATTTGAAGGCCGATGTTGGGCGCTGATCGACACAGGCGCTGACATCAACCTGGTCGATCAGTCCATCGTGCCCTCACACGCTCAATTTAACGCAAACATCCGCAATGTGGGTGTGTCCGGCGAAACGGAAGCCAAGGTCTACTTGGCGGACATGCTGCTTTGCGGATCTGAGAAGAGTTTCACCACCCAGTTCAGCGCGGCCGATTTCGGCGCGTCACCCTTTCGGATGATCCTTGGAAGGTTGTTCTTGCGACATACTCGGTTTCGATATGAGGGGGCCTTGGGAATTACCTCGCTTGAGGTGTTCTGAGTTGATCAGGCGAACGCCAGCGCGCAGGTCTAATGCCAAGCCATCCAAGTCGAGGAGGTCCGCCTCTTTGCTGGCAACACGGGCCTGGAAGCCTCGCATGGTCATTCTCCAGTTCAGTTTTCAAGAGCGAGGCATAAAAACGACCGTTGTTCGGCCGACGCCTCAATTGTTAAAGACAGACCGCCCCGGTCTGTGGCGGGGTGATTCGATGGAACCCCTGGGGGAAACAGATCAGGCGCTGGATATGCTGTGGCGCGGCCTCTACGGCGAGCCGCTGCCTTTACGCGGCGCCTCTTCGTTGGCCCTCCGGATCATCCTCGAAACCGAGAGGCCGTCATGCCCACACGAAAGCACCGCAATCGCTCAGCCTGGCGGCTCTCGCCGTTTGAGGTTTCTCTCTGCGTGATGAGCCTCGCCTGCATCATGGGCGCCATTTGGATGGCTGGCGTGGTCTAGGGCTCTGTTGCCCATCGAGCCGCAACCAAATCCAGCACAGCTTGTTGGCCTGATATGACTGGATTTGGTGGATATCTGCTCGCGGCGCTCGACGGCCTCTTCAAACGCCTGACTGGGAATGAGCGCCTTCTCTAGCGGTCAACCGGCTTCAGTCTTCGCCTTGGCGATCTCGACCTCGGCGTTCTGCTTGCCGGTCTTGGCCAGCTCCCACGCCTTGCCGATGTAGAGGGCTCCGACGCCCGCGAAGACGCCACCGATGAAGATGGCGCCGTCGTTCCCGTTCTCGACCCGATAGGCGATGACGATCGTTGCCCAGGACGCGGCGAACGACGTGGCGATGATGGCGAAAGGACGGGCCAGATCGCCGATGAAGCCCTTGATGCGCTCGAGCCGGGTCGCTGGCGGCTGAATGGGCGTGTCGGTCATGCTCCCGCTCCGTTCTTGATGCCGATGCCAGCAACAAAGGCCGCGATGCCCGCCAGCAGCCACGGCGCCGTCTGGCGCAGCCAATCGACCAGGGCCTTAGCGCCCTTTTGCTGATCTCGCGTCCCCTCGAGGTCGTCGATGCGCTTGAAGGCTGCCGACAGGCGGTCGTTCAGAGCTTCGATCTGGCGCTCGTACTCGCGCGCTTCCAGCTTGATGACCCGCTCGCGCACGTCATCGACCTTGGCGTTCATCCGCTCGACCTGTCGGGTCAGCGTACCCACCGCATCGGTCAGCCCTCGCAGGGCGTGGATCTCGGCCATGCTGACGGCCTCCGGCTTGCTGACCGGAGTGATGATCTCGTCGCCTGCGGACATGCGGGCTCCTACGCGATGGATTTCATGTGAAGGGAGGAACCAGGCCCACTGAACCGCGCTCTTGGTCAATGGACCTCATCCCGAGACTGTTGCTGCTAGCCCTGGGCGTCCTGCTGCTCGCCGGCGCGATGTTCGCCATCAATGCGGCGATAACTCGAGAAGGCCGCTCCAAGTCTTTCGTAGATCAGGACGCGGACGGCGAACCGGATGAGACGCCCAACGCGAAGAAGCGCGCTTTGGAAGACTGGGACCGAAGATCGTCAGGCTTCCGGCTCGGCCGGGGCCTCCGGCGCTGGCGTCGGCTGCAATGACTTGACCCGCGCCTGGGCGGCGGAAAGACCGCTCTCTATCGACGTGACGATGCGCTGAAGCATCTGCTTGGTGCCCTCAGCGCCCTGCGTTCCGAGCGGGCGCGGCAGGTCGTCCACGCTATCGGCAATGGCGGCCTTCACTCCGGACAAGAAGGCACCTGCCTGTTCCCCCGAAAGGAGGGCGACGGCTGCGTTCGCGGACGGCAGTCGAGCAGCCTTGGCGGCTTCCGCCGCGGCAGCCATGGCGGCTTCAGCGGCGGCAAGCTTTTCAGCATCTGTTTGCGTCATAGCGATCAACCTCCCCCTAGTTATGTTCGCTACGGCCGGAGCCGCTCGTTCGATCATCGCCGCCTGGATGGCGGGTAGACCTTCGAGCGTTCACCCAGAAGGTCAGGGCTATGACGCCCAAAAGCAGGGCTAAACCGAGATAGATCATCGGCTGCATGGCTCACTCCTCGTTGTAGAAAATCTCGACCTCGATCACGACATTCCCCGTGTTCCCGGCCGCGTCTCTGGCAGAGCACCCGAAGACGGCCCGCTTGGTCTGATTGGTCAGGTTGGTGTCGAATGACAGAATGTGTCTGTAGGGCGCAGTGGAAGCCGTAGACCGCACAGGGAAAGCCTCGATCGAAGCGTCCCCGCTCATGCGGTAGACAATGAAGTCAACCGGCCCCACGGCCCCGGCCGCTTCAACCGTGACGTTGGCAGTGCCGACCGAGCCCGGTCCCGTGCGTGAAGCGCTGATGTACATGTGGGACGACTTCACATGGAAGCCGACCCCGCTGGTGTTGTCGAAGTTGTAGGGAGCAGTGGTCATTCGACCGCTGTACCCGTTGGCTGTCGTCATGGCGCCGAGCGCAATGCCGACCGGCCCCCACCATTCCCGCAGGTTCGCATTGGCGCCGAACGGCGCGCCATCCGCCCGTATATAGACGGTCGAGCCCTCGACCGTCTGCCAGGTGTCAGTCGCATCGTCGAAGACGGTATTGCCGCCGAAATAAATCTGCTCCGCGCCGAAGGCCACATACGAGCCCCCCAGAGCTGATACAGCCTCGATGATTGCGGGCTTGCTGCCTGACGCCTCCGACTTGATGCGCCATGAAGCGATGGCTTGCTGGTTCTCCAGATCGATGATGGCGAGGGACTGCTCGGTGACGGAAGCCGCCATATTGCGAGCGAGGGCATCGGCTGTGAAGATGGTTGCAGTCGACCCCGCCTCCAGCTTCTGGGCCTGCAGAATAAGCTGCGCAAAATCGGGGTTACCGACGGCCTCAGAGGTGAACTGAACGACCCGAATCTCGACAGATCCAGCGGGGCAATTAGCGGTAATGGACCCGCGTGGACTATCTGGCGAAACGCCTGTGTGCAGATCGCTGACCGCGGACTCAGCCAATAAGGTTCCGCCAGCCCCATGGATGGACAGGTATATTTTCGCCGCGCCCGCCTTGAGGCCAAACGCAGCACCTTTCCAAGAGTAGGTTACAGGTCCAGTTGCGCTCCACGGCACTGAATAGGTCAGGATCGTTGAGCCGAGCGTCTGCCCTGTAAAAAAGCGAGTGAAATATGGGCCGCCCTGATCGGGCGCTCCAACTGACGGGAACCAGCCCGCATCATTCTGGATAAACCCGGCCATGCCGAGTTCACCAGACGGGTTCTTGATCTGGTTCGCTCCAACATTCTGTCGTGCTGTGAGTTGGCTGACCGCCTCCGCCCGCGCGGTCGTCTCATTAGCCAGGGCGTTCTCGAGGTCGATGATGTCGGCTTCGGTGTTGGCCGTCCGAGCCGCCACGCCACTGATGGCGATTGCGTTGGCCTGGTCGCCGTCGATGCGAGCTTGATTGACGCCAGAAATTCGGGCGCTGAGGTTGACCTCTCCTGCCCGCGCCGCTGCGATCTCCGCGCCCTGGGCGTCCAGTTGGGTCCGAGCATCGGCGAGCAGCTCCGATACGTCGAAGATGTCGCCAAAGGCCGCCTCGATGTCGTTCCTGATGCTGACTATGGTCGGGGCGGTAGGAGACGGATCTAGCAGCGGGGCCGTGTAGGGGCCGTAGATGTACCGTTCGGAGTAGTTCTGGTTCCGCTGGTACTGAACAGCGACGAAATAGGTCGCGCCCGGCTGAAGGCCGTCGATCGGGATCGTCGTGACCGTTGGAGGGCCTTGATAGGCCTGCTTCCACGGACCCGTTTCTGTCGGCCCGTATTCGACGATAATCGCCGTCGCCGTCTCATTGGAGACGATCCCGCCGAGGTCGAAGCCGGGAAGCTGACCGCCGCCTGGCGCTGGCGGGCGCGGGGTGATCGTCCAGTCTCCAGGAAGGGGCGGAGAGACATGCGTAGGATCGACCGGCGTCAGCGCTGGCGGGGCCGGGGGCGTAGGGCTTTGCCCGAGCGCCCAAGCGTACTTCCCATCCGACTCGCTCACAAAACTGACGCGCACGATTCGCGTGGCCGGATCGTATTCGGTGTTGAGGCAGAGGCACTTCAAGCCGTTGAGGACGAAACCCGGCTCGGTGATCGTGAAGGCGTCGCCCGGCCGGATGCGTTGCATGTGCGGCTTGAGCGGGATGACCCCGGCGATGCCCTCGCGCGTGTGAGCGATCTGCAGGGCCGCCAGCTGCGCCGCCTGCTTGGCCGAGGGCACGTAGTGATAGTCGAGCGGGCGCGGGCGGACGCCGCCGTCCTCGTCTTGATAGGCTTGCGCCGTTACGTCATCGATGGCGGTCAGCTGCCAGCGGTGCGCCTCAGACCAGAACTTCGGGCGGATCGTGTTGATGCGGTCGATCCGGCTCGCCGCCGTGTCGATCTCCAGCGGTCCGGCCGTGTCGAAAGCCGTGATCGTGACGAGGCTCGGACGCGGGGCGGCCCGGCTGATGCAGCTGATCTTACCTGCCCGCTGGGCGTAGATGGCGCCGCCAGCCTGCAGAAACGAGTCGAGCACCTGGCTCTTGTCGTCGTCAGTCGTAGGATAGGCAGCGACCGTCCAGCCGTTCGCATCGGCGACGTTCGCCGCAGCGACGAAGGCCGGTACGTCGATGCCAGACAGCTTCGCTCCGATACCACCGACCTGATACCCGACTTGCGGCGCACCCTTGCCGACCGGGCTTTCCCACAGGCCGAGCGCCCATTTCAGGCCCCAGAGGATCGGGTTGGTGATGTAGAGCCAGGTCGAAGGGTCATGCAGGCGGCACGGGCCCAGCCCGCCCGGATAAGTGCTGTCCCGGCGCGGATCCCAGCCCTTCAGCCCGCGCACGACATGAAGTGGTCGTGGTTCGCCGGTTGGATAAGCCGACCGCTTCGAGTTCTCCCCGAGCACCATCAGATAGGCGGCCTTACCGGAGAGGCGGTGCGACCCGCTCCACATCGGCAAGGTGGCGTTGTGCTTCAGCCCCGAGGGGGAAGGCAGGGCGACGTCCGGCTGAGCGCCGAGCGTCTGCCGCATCCACATCTCGCCGGTCCACTGTGAGGTGACGGCCCGGCCTGCGGCGTCGAAGGTGACGAACTCGTCGTCGCCCCGAAACGTCTCGTAGCCATCAATCGGACCGGCGCCCGATATGACGGAGACGAAACCGTAATACATCAGGTCCGGCCCGAAGGTCTTCCGATGGACCGCAGAGCCAGCGACACCAACCCGACCAGCAGCGAACGGGATCGGGCCATCAGGGTCGAGCGTCCATTCGAACGTACGCCCCGCTGCTCCCACCTGCGGCTGAAGGGCGGACATCGCCGCCGCGATCGCGAGGTTCTTGACCACGCTGATCGCGACCGACTTCAAGGTGGCCACCATCGCAGCCTTCGCCGCGGTGGCCGCCATTGCCGTCGTCGCCGCGGTCGTCGTGAAGCTGGCGGCAGCAAGCGCAACCTGGGGCATGTCAGACCCTCCAGGCCATCACGATTTCAACCGGCAAGAGGACTTGGCCGACGCCGTCCTTGAACCCCAGAACCCTTATCGCGGAAGGGTCGAGAGCCACTGTCAGAGAACAGCCGAAGGGGTCGCCATCCGGCATGGCCAGAGCCACGATATCGCCGGGCATGGTCTCGGCAGCGCCGATCCGGCTACCGGGAAGCACCGCGTCCATCAGGCCCAGAAGGTCTTTGAACCCGGCCTTTCGGATGTAGCGAACCGCCCCGGCTTCGGTCGTGTGTCGCGAGGCGTTGATGAGCTTCGCCGAGCGGCCCTGCTTATGAAGAGCATGGGCGGTCAGCTTGCCGCAGTCGCGAACTCCAGGCGCGTAGGTTCGCCCGCAAAAGCGGTCCATGCAGGCTTGCGTCGCCGCAGCCCGCTTGATCGTCGTGGCCATTCGGACCCCGTCAGAACATTTTGGAAATTGGGACGAAGGTGCTGATCAGGCGCTTGAACAGGCCGGGATCAGGCGGGCGCGACCGCCACTCTTCCTTGCGTGTCACACCGTCGACGTTGATCATGCCGAGCTCGCCCGGCCAGCAACGTTGATGGAAGGCGTTGTTAAGGCGCCAGTCCGTGTTCGGCTCAAGCTGCCGTTCAGCCTGAGTGCCGCACTCTATCGTGAGCGCCCAGTTGCCTCCGACGCGGAACCTTGGCTTGTCGATCTCGCCGTCAAACTTTAATTCGGGATAGCCGATCAGCAGGCCGTCCTGACGGTGAATGACCCCCTCCCACCATTGTACCCGGACGCCCTGCATTGAGGGCGCCGCGAGCGCAGCAGCAGCAACGTCCGAGGCCGGGAGGAGGGTGATATCGACCCGCGTCGTCTGGGCCTCGGCGCCATCTTTGATCGACGAGACCGTAGAGAGGCGACCATAGGTGGGGTGGTTGCCGTAGTAGATTTCGGGGCCATTGCCCTCATTGGCGTCGAACTGCGTAAAGCCGCCGTCCGTCATACAGATGGGCCCGCCAGGCGTATCGAACCGCACCAGAGTGGTGGTGATCGGGCTCGGCTGCTGGTAGCCGCCGACGAGCGCGCTATCCATCACTCGCGCTCCCTGATCTTGAATGACACCTCGACGTTATGGTTGTCGTAGACCTCGGTGTCCGACACATCGCGGGGATAGCCCTCGATCTTCGGTTCCTTGATCTCGACCACCGATCCGTCTGGGTGCGGACGCCGCAACAGGGTGTAGAGCGGCAGAGTGATCGTGCCGTCGGGCAAGACCTGCGTCGGCTGGAATACCCGGTACAGGAACCGCTGCACGTCAGCGTTCACAACCGAAAGGAACTGGCCCTTCCTGAACCAGTAGCCCGGCCTCAGCGCCCGAATGCGGAGCGCGGCACCGATCTGGCCCGAGCCGTTCACTACTGGGGCGGCGCCCGGATCTCCCACATCGAGCCCCGGCTGGAACACCGGCGCAACGACGGTGTCGCCTTCAACGTGCAAATCCGACCACGCCAGACTCTCGAGATAGTCCATCTCGCCGTGGTCATAGGCGAACTCGTATCGGCTGCCCTTACGGCGCAATTCCAGTTCACCGCCGCCGAAAGCGGGCTCAAGAACGTTCTTGGACGACACCAGCCGAAACGACTGCTTTGCTGGCGGCTGCGTCGGAAGCAGGATGGGCATCAGCGGCGCCCCCGCGTGTAGCGATCTGTTCGAGCCCTATCCGAGGGGACCACCTCGCGGGCGCCGTTGAAGGCGCTCTGCGCAGCCTCCTGAGCATTGGCGTTCGCCTGGGCGATCAGGTCTTCCGTCACGACAGCCCCCTTGAAGTCGAACACGTTGCGCTGCTGAACCACCGGAGCTGAGCTGCTACCGACGCCTCCCCCCATGCTGTCCTGAAGCATGCGCACCGTCTCCGCCGCCGAGGTCACGTGGCCTTGGCCGCCGATCATGAAGAGCTCGGGCCGTCCGTGCTCTACGGTCGTGTAGAACTGGCCCGCGCGCGTCCCGCCGCCCGCCGCCCGGCCGCCGCCGAAGAAGGATGATGCGAACTTCATGGCGCCCTGCACCCAGCCGCCGAGGCCGCCGCCTGTTCCGCCCCCGCCTGATCCGCCGCCGATCCCGCTAAATCCGCCCTTCATCAGATTGAAGAGCTGTTCGAGGGCGCCATCGAGGAGGCGCTGTTTCAGCTGGTCGCCGATGTACTCGCCGATCCGGCCGTCTTCGATGGCCTGCACCACCTCGCGGCCGTAGCTCTTGAACTGTTCCTTCAAGCGCTCGTCTTCGCGGTGATCGAACAGTTCGACACGGCGTTGGGCGCCCCGGTCGAATACGTTGAGACGGCGGCGGCGCTCGTCCTCGTCCAGTTCGGGATCATTCTCCAGTTCCGCAGCCCGGCGCTTGCGGGCCATCTCGATAGAAGCCAGGAGGATTTCACGCTCGATGCGCGCGCGCTCCCGTGCGGTGCTCGCCATCTGAGACTCGATGTCGAGCAGTTCTATCGCTGCGCGGGCGCCATCTTCCTCGTCGCGCAGGCGGCGAGCAGCGATGGCCCGACGCTCCTCCCACTCGACCGCGGCCTTCTTCTGTTCGGTCAGCTCGTCCTGCTTCGCGCGAAGAAGTTGGCCCTCGGTCTCGGTCAGTCCGCGCAGCCCCTTCGACTGCACATACTCCTCTTCATGACGCGCAATTTCCCTCAGGCGGGCGGCGCGTTCACGTTCCAGATCCGCGATTTCGTAAGCCGCCCTTCCCTCGTTGGAGAGGAAGCCCCGGTCGTAGCCGCGCGCGATGTCGTCGTCGGCTCGCGCCAGACGCTCGCTCGCACGCATCTCGCGCTGCCTGCGCTGTTCAGCCTCCCGTTCAAGACGGGCCTGCTCAGCGCGCGCAGAGGCGCCACCGCCACCTGAAGTATGTCCGAGCGGAGCAAAGCCTCCGCCCTCCGGGCGAAGCACGCCCGGCAGGTCGAGCGACCAGATGTCGAAGTCCTGAAAGGCGTCCTGATTGGCGCCCGGCGCGAACGCTCCCTTCGCCCTAGAAGCGACATTGCGAACTATCCCCCCCACGCCCGGCACCCACTGGGCGAACTGCGCAATAGCGCGCTGCCAGGCCGGAAGCTGGCTCGTCATATTCGAGATCTCGACCGAGCTTTTGGCGATCTCGCTCGTGAGGTCTGAGAAGATCGTCGCCAGCGGGGCGACAGCTGTGTCGCGGATGACTCGGAACTGCTGGCCAGCCCGCTCCATCGCCCGGTCGGCCTTGTCGAGCTCGGCGACCGTCTCGGCGCCCATGACGAAGCCGAGTTCGCTGGCTTCGTTCTTGAGCCGCTCCAGTTCATCTGAGCCCAGGCGCAGGATTGGCAGAAGCTCTTCAATGCCCAGCGAACGGGCAATCGCGACTTGCTTGGCTCGGTCGTCGATCTGGCCCAGCGTCGAAGCCAGGAGCGTCAACAATTGATCGGCCGTAGTGACGTTATCGAGCTGGGCCTTCGTGATCCCGAGCTCCTCGAAAACCGGCTTCAGCTTTCCATCGGCAATGCCGAGCTTGAATCGGCCGAGGACGCCGTTGAGCTTTTCCATCCCCGCTTCGAGTTTGGCGGTGTCGACCCCCGCCTCGTCGGCCACGTAGCGCCATTCCTGCAGGGCTTCGACCCCGAGGCCGATGCGCTCGGCCGTGTCGGTCAGAACCGCCGCGCCCTCCATCGCCTGGAAGGCACCTTGGGTTGCAATGGCCACAGTGCCCAGCACCGCCGCAAGAGCCATGCCAGCGAAGCCGAATGCGCCCAGGGCGACACCGGCCGCGCCCGCCCGGCTGGTCAGGCCGTCAATCGCTCCCTTCGCTTCACCGACGCCGAGCGACAGAGCGCGGATGGCCGGGTTTGCCGAGCGTTCGCCCAGAGCGATTTCGGACCACATCTTGCGGCCGCTGTCGCCGATCTGGTTGAACGTGCGGCGGACAAGAGCACCGCCTTCAACAAACAGGCGAATGCCGACCCCGCCGCGACCAGCTGTCGTGTCAGTCATCGTCCGCCTCCGTGTCAGGCATCGGCTTCCCGCCCGCCCGTTTCTTCCGAGCAGCGGCCTGGGCCGCCAGCGCTGCGGGCTCGAAGTCGTCGAGCAGCGCTTCCACTATCCAGCCTGGGACGTCGTCGAGGCGGGTCCGCACCGATTGCCGGTCCACCCGCACGGGTGTCATTCCGCCCCCGGTCCACCCGCTGGATCGCTGAACGGCGTCCCATACCCGGCGCCCTTCTTGGGTGCGGCAGGCGTGTTCGACCTGGGGGCAGTTGCGGCCCGAAGCGTCGGGAACGCCGCGCGCGCAGGGCGCTCCGATCTTGGCGCAGTTGCTACAGTAGTCGGGGCCGATGCCGTCCTTTCGGGCTCCGAAGAGCCACTCGGCTAGACCCCGGAGGGCTTTCCCTCGACGATCAACAGCCGGGCCGCCTCCGTCAGGATGCTCATCAGCTGGTCGCTCATGCGATCATCGAGCAACAACACCTGAAGAACTTCTCGGGTGATCGGAGCGGGCTGGCGCGTTCCCTCATCGACCACGCCTTCCCAGCTGATAAGACCAACGAGCGCGCACTCGACCGCCGTCAGCCAAAGACCAATGCCCGACAGGAAGACGGCGTAGTTGAGGGGCGACTTCTCGCGCATCTGGCGCAGCTCTTTGACGCCGCCCTTGGGGAGCAACTCATGCTCCATCAGAAGGGGGAGCAGTTTACCGTCGTCGCGCAGGATCGCCTGAGCTGCGTCTCGGGCGCCCTCCCATTCCGGGGTGCGGAGGCGACGCACCGTCACGGTCATCGACTGGAAGGGAGGACTGAGGGGCTTCGTAACCGGCTCAGTCCTTGTGGACACAACGACGGTCACGGATAGGTCTCCACGTCGTTGGTGATCACGATGCGCGCAGCGCCTGCCGCGGCCGTCTGATACGGCGACCAGTTGAGGGTGCGCTCAATCGCCCCGACGCCGTCAATGGGCATCGGGCTAGGAGAAAGCAGCGCCTGGGGATGCTCGAGGCGGATCAGATGGTCTTCCACCACCCCCAGCAGGTCAAAGGCCGCCGCGAAGGTGGTCTCGTCTTCTTCCATCACGTCGAAGGTCAGGCCAATGGCGCGGTAAGAGGCCGACCCCGAGTGCTGGGCGCCGTTGGGGCGAAGGCTCGACATGGTCGGGGTGGCGCTGAGGTAGATGCCGTCTTGCAGGGTGCGGCTGTAGCTGAAGCTGCCCGAGAGCATGTTGTCCGTCGCCGTCGTGTTGACCTTGAACAAGGCGCGCAGAATGGGAGCTTCAGCCGGTGCGGGCGCAACGGTCCCGGCCGGGAAAGCGGCCGCCCGGCGGCGTCGAAGACCGGCCAGCGAAATGTTGATGTTGAAGTCCTGCGTCGTCTCGCCAGTAAACTGGGTCGAGATTTGCGCGATGGTCAGACCCTCATAGACGCGGACGTCGTTGTCCCCGACCTTGATCGCAATGTCGAAGTACTGCTCGGCTTTCGATCCGCTCTCGAAGACGTGGTCGAAGAGGAGACCATTCTCGACCGCAGCGGCGGGAGCGCCCATGCCGAAACGAAGCCAGATCGGAAGCTGACGGGTGTCCGCGTCCAGCACCAGTTCGCCCGCCAGGCGGAAGAAGCCTTTGCGGGGGCGGGTAGGATCGAGGACGTTCTTGCGGATGCCGGGGTTGCCCAGTTTGTTCCGCGGCCGCCATTCCTGCGACGGGGTGATGGTCAGCGTCAAAAACTCGACAGCCTGCCAGGCCGTCGGAGCAGTGTTCAAATCCGGGCGGCGGCCGATGCGGGTTTCGCAATCGCCGCCGTACCAAATGTCGTTCGGCATGGTCGTGCTCCCTTAGGGCGTGCGGCCCAGCGCATCGCCGGACCGGACTCGAATGGTGAAGGTCAGGAAAAGGCTGACGCCGTTGGGCGGCAGTTCGTCATCGGTCTGCTCGCCGATGGTCAGGCGCTCAGCCTTGCCCGAGAGCGTCGGGTGAAGACCGGGGATGACGGCCACAGCGTCGAGGACTTCATTCACGCGAAGGGATCGCATGAGGCGGGCGGGCCCGGCTGCAGCCAGCTCCAGTCGACATTGTCGCTCGATGACGTACCGGGTAGCGGATCCGCCGAGGATATGCCGCACAGGTGCGGTGCCGAGCTTCACCAACGCCGCCGCACAGACGAGCGTCTTTTCGTCCCCTGTCGGGGTGAAGGGCGCCTCGGGGTCGATCTTCAGCTTATCGACGCTGGGAATGAATCCCACGGCTACGAGCGCCTTCGCCAACTGGTCAGCCAGTTCCTGATACGCCGGTTCAATCATTGCTCGGCCCTGTCAGAAGCGGGACAGAAGAGCCCTGCTGGAAATAGCGGATGAAGCGCCGGTCGATCTCTCGGCTGGCGTTCGCGCGAGCCCGATACCGGATCACGCTGCCCCGCAGCATCCGCGGGAGGCGAGCTTCCTTGACGACGTAGAAAACGACGATAGTGGTCAGGCCTCGGCCGGTCCTAAGCGCTGTTGCGCTGGCCTTCTTGAAGGTGCCCGGCCGCGAAGCGCTCGACCTGGCTTCAGCGACGAGAAGGCCCGCCTTGCCGGGGCGGTAGATCAGACGGAGCTTGCCGAAACGCTGCTCAGCGAGCGCGAGGGTGTTGGTCCGTTGGCCGCCGTTGCGGCTCGGCCTGACAACCCGGCCATTAGGCCAAACGTCGGGGTTCGGTATGAGAAGGAAATGACCTTCAGGAGACCGAACCACCGTCGCCTGCTCAAAGGCGCGCTGCAGGATCGGGAAGGTCGAGAAAACCTGCGCGGCTGGGTTCAAGCCGCTGTTCTTGTATTTTCGGACGCGAATGGTTTTGGTCAGGCGCTGCGCGTTCCGAAGCCCAGACTGCGCCACGTCCTGGCGCCACTTCCCCTGAGTATCGACGGCGTAGTCGAACAGGGCGGCCTGAAGCGCGGTCTCGACGTTCTTCAGGCCCCTGTCGACTTCCTTGTCGAAGTCCCCCACCAGCGCCGCACGGAGCTGGACCCCGTTGAGGTTCATCCCGGTTCGACCTCGGCGGCCCACCACCGCCCGTCGTCCTCTGCGACGGGCGCCTCGGCAAGAGCCCAAACGTCGTCGTCAACGCGGAACAGATGGCCTTCGGCCAGCTGCGGAAGGATATCTCGGGCGACGCGGAGAACCGGACGGGATCGCGTGAACGACATGCCGGAGAGCCTGTCAGCCGACCGAGGATGATCGATCATCACCCGAACTCGAATGCCCTCTGCGGCGTCAGGATCGTCATCGCCGAAGTAAAGGGCGTCGTCACAGAGCTTGCGCTCCACAGCGCGGTCGAGGCGGGCCAGGAGGCTGCTGAAGTTACGCATCAACGCCTCCTGGCCTCAGTCTCAAGCCGCAGGGATCAGCTTGACGCGAGCGGCTACCGCGTTGGCCGCCTTCGCTTCCGAAAAATAACCGATCTTGGTGTTGCCGGTGGCGGCCCCGGTGGCCGCGCCAGCCGTAGCGTCCCAGTAGGCAGATGCGAACTGGGCGGCCGCCGAACCTGCGGCGGGCAACTCATACACACCCTCGACCGCGCCGGAGTTAGGTTCACCCTCTGCCGTAGTGGCGGCGGGAATGAGGAACGCCTTCTCAATGATGAGCGGCACGCCCGAAACCGCACCACCTGCCGGGGTGATGAAGTCGAGGATGTCGCCCTGCTGAATGTAGGTCTTCATGGTCGTCTGGTCCTTAGAAACGACGAGGGCGGCCGAAGCCGCCCAGGTCAGGGGTGATGAGGCGGGCGATCAGCCCTCGTTGAGCCAAGTGCCGCGATGGTCGACGGCGCCGAAGGCGAAGTCATGCAGCACCTTCCAGACAATGCCGTCCTGATTGAACGGCTCGTGCTGGCTGACCATCGGGCCTTCAGCGTCCCGCAGGTAGCCGTAGACGAAGGCCGCCAGTTCGCTCGGGTCCGTGAACAGACGCCAGCTGTTGTTGGTGATCCGGGCCGTGACCTCGACCCGCAGGCGACCAGCCCACGGGTTGAACTCGTCCTGGCTCACGGCGTTGACCACCGCCACGAACTTGCGGGCGGCGAGCTCTTGCTTCGGACCCACCAGCAGGATCGCCGGGCTATAGTCCAGCACCTCATCGCCAATCCCCTTCTGGAAGCGGATGGCTTGGTTGCCCGCGTCGACCGTGGTCTCGCTGATCACGGCGCCCGCCGAAGCCAGGTTACCGTGGTCGGCATGATACAGCGTCTTGCCGTCCGCCAGCTTCAGGCCCTTGCCGTTGTTGCTCAGCAGGCCGTCGAAAGCGACCTTGTCCTCAGTCCGGGCCGCCGAGCGACCGGCCGCCGCCGCCATGTCAGCGAAGGCGCCCAGATCGTCGTTGATCAGCGCCTGACGGGTCAGGGCGATGTTACGGCCGCGGGTCTTCAGGCCCACCTTCTCGGCCGACTCGGGGATGGTGCCCGACTTGATCTCTCCCGACTGGTTCACTTCCTCCAGCAGCGGGAACTCGCCGATGCGCAGCATGCTGTGCGGACGGAAGTCTTGGAAATTCCTTCGCGCAGAGAAGGTGCGATAGATCGGCTGAGCCTGGGTGTAGGACGCCAGCAGAACGCGGCTGGCCGCCTGTTGGAGCAGGTTCGGGAAGTCCGACGTCGTGTGCATGCCCACCGATCGCTCGATGATCTCATCCACATTGCGCGAGGCGATCCCGTTGCGTTCGGCCATCAGGTCCACAATGCGCAGGCCCCGGTACTGACGACCGACGTCCGTCGGTTGCGCGTGGGTCATGCGGGAGACCAGAGCGTCGACCATGCCGCGGCTTTGGGCGTCGCGCTCGTCCGAACTCACGCGAGCGCCGGCGCCTGCGGCGACGGCCGCCGTCTGCGCAGCTTGAGCGCGCGAAGCCGCGGCCAGGATCGCGCTTTCGACAGACTGAACGGTCTGCGCCGGATCAGTGACGAGGGCGCGGATCTGGGTTTCAACTTCGGCGCCGAACGAGCGAGCCTGCTCCAGCAGGCGCAGGCCATCGGTCAGGCCGACGCCGGTCGGGGCGGGCTGTGCCAGAGCTGCAGCGCGCGTGGCAGGATCGCCAGCCGGGGCAGCAGCGGCGCCAGTGTCGGTGTTCGGGTTCAGCGCAGCGGCGGCCGCGCCGCCCATGAGGCGGGTACGCATAGGGTCATTCTCCTGTTGGGGATCGGCGGGGTCGCCGGGGGTTCCGGGGGATTGGCCCGCAGAACGCACCCCGGCGTTCGCGTCTGCGGGAACTGAAACGAAGCTGACCTCCATCAGCGACCACCGGGTGGCTCGCCAGATTTCGCGTTCATCTTCGATGCCGACGAGTTCGAAGGTCTCAATGGTGTAGCCGCAGCTGATGCCCGTGAGCTCGCCGCGCGCGACCATGCCCTCGACCTTTCGGCCGATGTCGGTGTCGGCAAACACGATGCGGCCGACGAGGTTGGGGCCTTCGAACCGGGCCTCGACCACCGAGCCGACAACGGCGTCGATCTGGCGGTCATTGTGATGGTCAAGGGCTCGGACCTGGCCCAACGCCACGCGACTGATGTCGCAGGCTTCCGGCGAGACTTCGAGCTCCTCATAGCCGAACCACGTCCTGCGGCGGACGCCGGTCGAGATGATCACCTCAACCGAGCGGTTCGCGGCGTCGTAGGTCGATGGGGCGAAGGCGGCGAAGCGCTGCACCGTCTGGCCGTGGTACCCGGTCGGTGCTGGGCGGCTGCCCGCGTCGGTAGCGGGCGCGCGCACGGGGGCGCCGCCCAGAAGGCGTGAGCGTAGCAGCATGGCTATTCCCTGTTCTCGGGTTCGTCAGCGCCGGTCAGGGCGCCGATGATGGCGGCCATCGCCTGGCCGTTCGGATCACCGTCGCGGAGCGCGACGGCGGCTTCGACGAAGCCCTGATTGATCGCGGCGCGGTCGCCGCGCTCGGTCGCTTCGATCATTCGGCCGAAGAAGCTCACGACCGACCGACTGTCCGCGTCGTCCTTGGGTAGGACAAACCCGGATGGAGGTTGCAGGGCGCCCGACCCATTGACCCGTCGCGGGTCGGTGTCGAAGACCAGCCCCAGCTTGTCGCCCAGCGCTTGGACCGCAGCCTTCTCTTCGAAGTGGGCCCTGTATTCCTTGCCGCGCTGGGCGAGGATTTCGGGCTTGTTGATGAAGCCCGCGCGCTCTTGCATGACGAGCGCGGCCACGTCCTTGAGCGGATCGACCCACTGTCGAGGCGGCGGCGTCCACTCCACGGTGCATTCCGCCAAACGAGGCTCTCGCCGAAGCAGCGCCTCACGCCGCATGACGCGAGAGAATGCCGGATCGCAGAGGAAGGGAACGATGACGTTCCACTGCCAGTCGTCCAGTACGGCCCAGAACGCCACCGTTGCCGCGCGCAGGCTCGAATAGTTCGCCTGGCCGACGTCGCCGGTCATCAGGTGATCAGGGATGCCGATGGCCGCGGCCACGCTCCGAAGCTGCTGGCGGTAGAAGGTGTCGCTGTCGCCGTCCGCCGTTGGGGCAATTGTCGTGTATTCCTCGCCGGGCAGGCCCTCGACGACCATGCCAGGCACCATCCGCTCCAAAGCCGGAGAACCGGAACCTTCGTCTTCGCCTGCTTCCGTGTCGGTGCCGACGTCGACCTCTTCCTCGTCTTCGTCCCGCGACATCGTGCGAATGATGCCTATGCACGCCTGCATCCGCTTCTTGGTCGCGATGGCCACGTCCAGGTCTTGCAGCATGCGCACGACCATCATGCTCGGCGCGAGCCACGGAACCCCGCGGGTCTGGCCGGGCCGCGTGGGCTCGAACATATGATCCACGTGTTGGGCGTCGATGCGATCATACTTGCGCAGCAGGCCGCGGAGCATGTCGCCGGGGTGGTCGCGCAGGAAGTGATAGGCGGCTCGATCTCCCGCGCCGTCGAACTCGACGCCGTCGCGGATTAGAGGGCCGTTCGTATTGAGCAGCCCCCACAGGCCAGAAGGCGTCTCCAGCTGGTCGCCCTCAACGAGGCGGCAGCGGGCATCAGGCACGCCATCCTTGGACGTCCACACGTTCAGAACGTCGCCGCCTTCGACCATCGTTCGAACGGCCAGCTTTTGCAGGCCATAAAAGTCGTGGCGGCCGTCCACCTTGGAGCGGGCGAACTTGAGCCAGATCTCCTGCGCCAGTTTCTGGATCGCCGGATCAGGGTGCGCGGCGCGCGCCTCGATACCGTCACCGACAAGGTTCGCAACGAGCTGGCGCACCAGCGCGGCGATGTACGGATTGTTGCGAGCCAGGTCGCGCGAGCGATTGCGCATCACGCCCAGGTCTTGGGTGATCATCGCATCGGCGCTGCCGGGGCCGGGGTGCCAATCTCGCGTCAGGCGGTTGTGGCGCCCGGCCTCATACCGCCTGCGTCCGCTACTTGGGCGGGAAGCCTTCAGGGACATATCGACCAGCTCGGCGCCAGCCCTCGCGGCCATACGGCGGCGCATAGCGCGGGGCGAGACGATGCCGACGAGGCGGTCCGAAAGAGCGACCTGCATCAGTAGCGCCCCAGCGAAACAGCCTTGTAGCGGGTCCGCCGCTTCGGCCTCTTACCGCCCAAACCCTCGAAATAGTCGATGGCCTTTCGGATTTCGTCGACGCCCCGATAGGTCACGCGACGTCCGTTGCTCTCAACGGTCACGTGCTCGCTGGCCAAGCCTTCGCGCAGTTGCGTCAGCTCGGCCGCATAGTTGTCCGATGCGGGCATGCAAACCTCCTAGCGACCAGACCAGAGCCAGTCGTCGTCTGAGCCGGGCCCTTGTCGTCGAGGGCGGCGGCGGCGCTTCGTGGGCGCTACGGGCGGGGTTTCCGGGCCCTCATCGGGTTCGGCGGGCGGCCCCGATGGAATGGGCTGATCTGCTTCGACCGAAGCGGCGTGAGCGTTCAACTTCAGCCCCTTCGCAATAAGTCCCATCAGCGCGGCGTAAGCGTAGACGCGACAGTCGAGGCCCTCGTTGGCTCGACCGGGGATCTGTTCCCAGACCCAGTATTTCCGGCCGCCCTCGATCTTGATCTTGGGGCGCTCGGCGGTGAGCTGACTGAACCAATGAAAGTCGCGGTCTGCAGGGAAGTGCATGTAGCCAGGGCCCGGAAGCGCGACCTGCAGGCGATGGGATATCGTGTCCTTCGCCGTCTGCGTCCCGATGATGTAGGGCCTGAACTTTTCACGCCCCTTCTTGCTAGGGCGCTTGGCTGGCCAGACGGGCGAGCGGCGCCCGGCCCGGTCGCTGGCGCCTTTGATGGCCCAGACCTGTCGCCCCAGCCTTTCCTTGCTGAACTGATAGACGCTGTCCGTGAAGTGACCGCCCGAGTCATGACAGGCCGCAGCGATGCGAAACTCCCGCCCGTCGCCACGCCGGAAGACGGTCAACAGATAGTCGTCGAGCTTCTTGCGCGTGACCGGATCGTCGAACGCTCCCTCGATGACGGCATAGTCCACCGACCACGATTCCTGATCGAACCCCCAGCCGACCACCTCGACTTCGACGCGGTCGTCTTGGGTGTCGATCCCGGCCGTCAGGACAGCGACCCCGTTCGGGACGTGCCCTTCCTTCCAGTTCTCTCGACGCGCCGCTAGCGTCTCGGCCGCAATGAACTTCCCGGCATTGCGGCGATAGGGCAGCCCCATCTGCGTGTTCCACCACGCCTGAAGCTTGTCCTCGTCCCCTTGGGCATCGAGCCATTTCTTGGCGATCCGGGCGGGGGCGTCCTTGCGGCTCCACGGGCTGTACAGCTTCCCGGCATTGAAACTGGCGTGCTGGTTGGAGACAGCCCATTTGCCGCAGCAGCGGCACTTCGCGCGATAGACCGCCCAGCGCGAGCTCTCCCACCAATCCCAGAGGGAACCGACCGGGTCAGTCTCGCCTACTTTCGACAAGGCGGTGTACGCTTCAAGCGGTATCTGGCGTTCACCGCAGCAGATGAACGGCCGCGTCTGGTGCCAACGGATCGTCGCCAGCGCTTTCAGACGCTCGCCCTCACTCCAGCCCACGCCGCAGGCTTCGCAGAAGATCTGCGCCTTATGGTGCTGGTGCTCTTTCTCGTGGCCCTCGACCTCGAGTTTCGGCCACTGCACATGATCCCAGGTAAGGAACTGGCGGTGCGCACAATGCGGGCAGGCCACCGACGGTTTGCGTTGATCACCGTCGAGATAGCTGCTCTCGATCCGGCTTTCGCCCGCGATTGTCGGTGAACACGTCCGCACGCTCAGGGCGTCAGAGAAAGTCGCTTGCCGCTCATCGCCCAGGACGAACGGGTCGCCTTCCTTCGTGACCGGATACTTGTCGACCTCGTCGTAGAGGGTCAGTCGGATCGGGCGGCGAGCCAGGTTGTCGGGGCTACCGGCACCCACGAGCGCCAGAAAGCCGCCTGGGAAGCTCTTGAACGTCAGCGTGTCTTCCGACGTCCGCGTGTGGCGGTGCCCGACCAGCCCCTTGAGAACCGGCGTCGCCCGGATCATCGGGGCGATGCGCTCTTTTGAGAACGCCTCGGCGGCGTCGTCTTTCGGCTGCACGAGCAGGATCGGGCAAGGATTCAGGTGCGCGTGATAGCCGAAGATGTTCTCGAGCAGAGCCGTCTTCAGAAGCTGCGTCGACACCATCGCCGAGAGCACTTCGACGCCCGGCTCAGTGACGGCCAACATCGGACCGCGCCCGATCTCGACCGTGGATGTACGCCAGCGGCCAGAACTGCTCCCCGCCTCCGGGGCCAGGCGGCGAAACTCGTCAGCCCACTCGGGAAGGCTAAGGCGTGGCGGCGGATTGAACGCCTTCTGCGCCGTCAGCCTGAGCCTCTCCATCTTGTCGGAGCGGGTTTGATGGTTGGCCCAGATCGGAGAGCTGCTGGTGGACATGAACTGTCAGCGCCTCCAGCACCTGATCAGCCTCGACGTCGAGCTCGGCCGCAATCAGAGGGGCCACGCGCGACGGAAAGTTCAGCCAGGCGTCGCGCTGGAGGCGGAACATCTCGAAGATGACAGTCTCTGCGTCGGCCATCTCGACAACTTCACCGGCGCGCTTGCGGGCGTCGATCAGACGAAGCAGGGCGAGGCCGTTCTCCTTGAACGTCTCGGCCGTGACCTTGTCGACGTTGTGCCCCTGCGCGAGCCGATTGGCGAACGCGATCAGAGCGGGTTCCAAGTCTTCCGCCTCTTCGGCGGCGCCAGTCAGCTCCTCAGCCAGCCCGGCGAGTTCGCGGGCAACTGGTTTACTCGGTTGACGGTTGACGGGTGACGCCTGCGTTGACCTGTCAGCGAAGCGCCCGAGGCCCGCATGAGCCATGATGCGATCCGACGCCACAACGTCGACCTTGCCGTCGATGATTTTCAGGCAGCCCCTGGCTTTCCACTTGCTGGCCGCCTGTTTCGAGGCGCCGTGCTGTTTGGCGTATTCCGCCATGCTGACGAGGGCCATCGTCAACCTCCGTCAACCGTCAACCGGGTTTGGCGCCTATAGCTGGAAAACGTACATGCCTCAGCCTCCCGTATACGGATCCGCCCCCTCAGAAAGAACCTATGGCCCCAGGGGGGGGTCAGGAACCGTGAACGAGGCCGACCGCGGCTAGGACTGTGGCCAAGGCGAAGCATACGAAGATGAAGCCCCAAGCCGCAGCTTCGGCGGCCTTCTGCTTGGCGATCTGAGCGGCAGGCGGGTTGCTGGCGTCATAGATCAGGCCGCCTCGGATCACCTGCATCAGGGGCGGTGCGGGCGGCGCATGCGGCCGAGGCGGGTTGTCGAGGAGGCTCTTGATCGCAGGCCACCTGGAGTAGGCGTCGTTGCTCATCTCACGTCTTCTCTCTGGGAGCGCCCGACGTTGGAGCGGCGGGTGTCCGTGCGCTCATGAGTGACGCCGGGCGGCGGGGCTTGGCGCGACACTGGGGCGGGGCGGGCGGCCTTGAGGTCGAGACGGTCTTCGGGGGACTGACGGGTCAACGGACAGTGCCTCGCTTCACCAAGTCGCCAAAGACGGCGGTGCTGCCCTTGAGGGCGATGCCGCCGAGGTCGAAGATGTGGCCAGTGCGATCTGGGCCGCGCAGACGCCGGGCCTCGCTTTCCAACTCGACGGCCTTGTCGATCAGGCGTTCCGCATGCTGCAGCATTTCGTCGGCTTTGAGGTAGCGAGGAGTCTGTTCGGTCTTGGTCGATTGTTCCTCGGAAAAGCGCACGGTCAGGGTGATGACTATGTCCTCGCCCTTAGGGCCGACCACGCGGCGATCCAGTCCAACGACGGCGCCATGCGCTAGTGCGTGGTCGACGCACCTGGCGGCCTCCTCGTTCGAGGCGATCCACATCCGTTCGCTCGCAGATCGGGTTGCAGTCATGGCGCCGTTCTCCTGAACCACAGACGAGAGCCCGGCGGCAGAATGGTCTGCGCCGAAAAGGAAACCGGCTTCCGGCGCTCTCGTCTGTGATGGGTTTGCCCCGTCGTGGGGCGATCCGAAGGGCAGACGGCAGGCCCGGCCGGGAACTCCCAACCCTAAGCCTGCCGTCCTCTCGCCCTTAAGGGAGGGGTATCTGCGAGGCCGGGCTTGATACCGGCTCCATCGTCATGGTCTGGCCTGGTGGAGTCGAACCACGACCTCCGCTCCAAGGCGGCGCTCTTCCGGGCTGAGCTACAGGCCTGCGCGTCCTTCCGTGCCGCTCGCAGATTGGTGCGATGGCCCTGAGGCTCCAGCATCTCGCCAGAGGCTTGCGCCCGATCCTATGGAGACGGGGACCATCTTGTCGTTGGAGCGCGGCCGGGGAGTTGCACCCCGGCGAACCCATCGATGGGACCGCGCGAAATTCGTATCAGGCCTGCGGAAGCGCCCCGATCAAGACTGTGATCGCCTGGGCCAGAATTGAGACAGCCGCCGAGATCGCCCCAAGAGCGCTTAGGCGTGATTGGCGCGGATAGTCGTAGAGATAGAAACCGCCTTCGACGGCTACGATCTGCGCGCCGTCGCCGACGTCCGATGGAAACGGGCCTTGCTGAAGGGTAGGCTTCGCGGACGACCGCCACCAAAAGAACGCCGAGAATAGACCGGCAACAACGGCAATGGTTTGAAGTGCGAGAGTGAGCATACGGCCTCCTTGTCGATGGCCGGATGCTGAATGGTTACGCTTAAGGCTTCGTCTCCACCACCAATCCAGCCATTGCCGTAGTGCCGTACATGGTCGGGAGCGGAAACGAAAAACCCCGGCCGCTTTATGCTCCGGGGTCTCTCGGTCAGGATTTCGTGCGACCCTGACATTTCAGAAAGGTCTGGACTGCTTTTGCTCTTCCGTCAAGGCGCTGTAGCCAGTAAATCAGCGCTGTGTTCAATCGCACTCGGGGGAGCATTATGAGACCTGGCCTCAGTGCGGCACCTGATCTCTGGTGAAATGTGGGAGGGTTCGCGCTTTGTGCGCAACAGCTTCACCACATTGGAACCGCCTCGGCATTGACACCTTCTGTTGATATCCGCAGGGTACTTTCACCCCGTGAACGAAAGCAGAGGAGGTCAGCATGAGCGCACTGAAGCACACCGATTGCCACGCTGCGAAGGCCGCCCCTCGGGCTGGTCCGCCGCAGCCTAAGCGTCGCACGAATGAAGTGATCGACTACGATCTGCTGTGCGACGAGGTGATGGCGAAATATCCGCGGATCCTAAAGCGCCTTGCGGAATGAGCCCGGCTGGCTCACTCCCGAGGGGCTGATACACATCAACAAACGAATGGTTGCCGCAACGGGTGAGCCCCACCTGTTGCGGAGCGCCGCCCTTCTCGAAAGCGCTCTCTCGCGCCCGCGAAACCTTTGGCACTATGAGGGTGTAGACGACATCGCCGTGCTTGCCACGTCGTTGTTGTTTGGCGTGGCAGGCAACCATCCCTTCGCCCAGGGCAATAAACGAACCGCCTTCACCGCAGCAATCGGCTTCCTCGGCCTGAACGATTGGGCGTTTGTTTTGGTCGATGACCGCAACTGTGCCGAGCACATCATCGCCGTAATAAATGGCGAGGCGACCGAGCAGTCGTTCAGCGACCATCTACGTGAATGCATCTGCCAAGCAAATGCCTGGTAACCCACCCCGCCCCACCAGGCGGGGTTTTTGTTAGGCCGGAACGCCTCATCGCCTCTCGCCTTCTCAACTAAAGCGAAAGGAAGAGGCATGGCCGAAACACCACACGATCCGCCCGAGCACCTCAACAACGAGGACGGCAACCTGACGCCGGTCAACGCCGCTTCGGTATCGAAGGGCGATCCAGCTGAACTGCTTCGAGGCGTAGGCCAGGAGAACATCTCCGCCCGTCCGGCCAAGCCGAAACCGTCAGACCCGTCCCCTGCGCCGCCGGAACTGAATGACGACGCCACGCAGATGAAGAAGATTGAAGACGCCGCTGGTACTGAGCCTTCACCGCCTGGTGTCATCGAGCCGGAGGGCGCACGCGAATTGCCCAGGCCGCCGCTATTGGATCCAATTTGATGGTCCCGCGTCTTAAGCTGTTCGAATGGTCGGACGGCTTCCACACCTTCACGGTGGCCGCCAGCTCGCGTCCCAAAGCCTTGGTCGCCTGGGGCAGCGGCCAGGATTTGTTCGCGACTGGATTGGCCAAGGAAGTGGACGACAGCCCAGACGGCGAGGCTGCCAAGGCTTCGCCCGGCACGGTGATCGAGCGCAAGCTGGACGTGAAGCTGCCGGTTGTTACTCCGAAAAGGAATCAGGCGAAGAAGAAGACGCGTAAGCCGAGCGCCGCCGATCGGAAACGATTGGAGGAAGCCCAACTCGCCCTAGACGATCTCGATACGATGCACGGTCAGGCCACCCAGCGGCTGGATGAAGAACTGCAAGCCTTGAAAGCGCGCCGCGCCGAAGAGCGGCAAGCCTACGAAGAGCAACGTGAAAAGCTTCAGGATCGCGTGGAGAAGGCCCGAGCTAGGCTCTAAGCGTTGCCATCTCCCTCGTCGTCTTCAGCCTCAAAGTCGGCAAACACCAGCTTCATTTCAACCTTCACCTCGTCCATCGTCTGCTGGACCCAGGCGTGAAGGGAACGGACGGTCTTCTCGGCTGACACAGCGTCTGGAGAGAAGAGGCGCTCCATGACGTCGGTCAGGGCTTGATTCCTCCCCATTAGCAGACCTGCCCGATAGATCGGGTCGTCTGAAGGGTCGATGTCGTCGTCTTCGTCCATGGGCAGAACCTATCACCAGCGCCAGATTGGAAACGGCGGCTCCGCCGGAACCGCCGCTCTCATAGCCTAGACGAGTTATGTGATCTTCTTCGCTGCGAACACGCCCAAAGCCAGGAAGATCAAGAAAATCACCACGGCGAGGCCGAACAGGAATTTCGCGATCCCAGCTGCTGTGCCAGCAATGCCGCCAAAGCCAAGAATGCCCGCGATGATGGCGACGATTGCGAATATCAGAGCCCACTTGAGCATGTCGTTCTCCTTCAAATAGCGAAGGCCCAACGAGAGGCAGACTTGGCGGTTCCGACCTGCCCAACGAGCACGGTGGGACCGCCTCGCGTCTTTTAGGTTCCCCGCTGTCCGCCAAACTTATCGTGTGTAGCGGCCGCGGGAACAGGCCCTGCTCCTGCTGATTGGCTCTACTCAACCAACAGGAGATCGCCATGACCGACGTTCCGCCGAACGACCCGAACTCTCGCAGCACTGCCGATAAAGACAGCCTGCAGGAGCAGGCCAGGCGCGAGACCGAGGACGCCAAGCGCCGGGAACAAGAGCCCGATCCCAGCGTCACCACGCCTCAGCCTGACGAAAACCCCGACCAGCGCCGCAAGCTGGAAGAGGAAGCGGCGAAGGCTCCGCCAGCAACGCCACCGATCGCTAACCCGGACTGAGCGATCAGCAATTCAATTGAAAACGGCGGCCCCGGTTGGAGCCGCCGTTTTTCTTTTCGGACTTCTATTCCGGACGACCTGTCGCTGGAGCGCGCTCTTGGCTGAGATCCACGTGCGCTGGGTTCGGCGTCAGGTCGAGCATCGCGCCGGTACCCGCATCGATCCCGGCGCCGATGATGCCCCCTACAAGCACGTTTCCAGCCATGGCGACGCCGCCGCCAGTGGAAACCTTGTTGGTCACAGTCACTGTCGCTGGACGATACCCGTCCAGCGTCAACGTCGCGATGAACTCGGACTTGCGCGGCATTTTGATCGAGCACGGCGTGGCCTGGCAGTGGAAACCGTTGGAGGTTTCGACGCGAGCGCCCGGCGGAGTGGAGGTCACTTCCCAAGCCGTTTTAGTGCCTCGCGTCACGGAGGCGCAGGCAGACGTGAGCGATGTGGCGACGCCAAGCGTCGCCAGGATGGCGATCTTCTTCATTATTCAGGATGCCCCGAGGTAACAGCCCAAGCCCCCTGCCCGGACATAACCGCGTAATATCACGACGTTCTGTTCCGTCCAGTAACTCAGTTCGGTAATGACCGTTTTCGCGCGCGCACCCTCAAAGAAGAAAGGCCAGTCCGCCTAGCAACAGGTCGCGTTTGGCTTCCCAAGCCGTCCCGAAACGCCCCGCTCCTCGCTGGATGACCCACTGAGGCCAACTGTCGAGAACGACTACGTTAAACACCTCCTGGTGCTGCTGCGGAGTCATGGCGTCATTTGCGATCTTCCAGGCCTTGGTTGCGTTCTCCCGGCGCTCGAAATCATCGCCTTGGATAGACTTTGACGGAAGAGCGCTATCCCAGATCGCCGCGATCTCCTTATCCGTCAGATGGGCGAAGTTCAGATCGCGAACGTTGGCGCCATCCGGCATCGTTCGGTCCTTCCTCATGGCAACCCTAGGCGCCCCATACGAAGCAAGGCGATACAGAGCGGCGTAGCGGGCAGCAGCTCGGTAGGATTCTTCGTCGATCCATCCGCGCTCAAACGCGACTTCGACCGGCGTGAATTTCTGGCCGAGCTTCGTAAGGCCGAATGCCTGACGGATCTCCACGACGCGGGCGTTCGGCTTCTGAGGACGCAGCTTGCCGCATGCATATCGCTCGCCCTGAGCTTTGGGCCGACCTCCTTTTTGATGCAGGCGAACGCGGGGGTTGGTGGCTTTGCCCATCGGGATGGTCTTTCAGAACAGGGTGTATCGGTGAAGGGTGCGAGGGCTGATGTCTGGGCCCCGCCGGGGTCGCGCATCGCTGTCATCGACTACGATGAAGGGCCGGGAGAGGATGCCGCTCGGCAGACCGACGATCTTCTCGACCTGCCGATCTGATCGCCCCATGCGACGCTGCTCGTTGACCGCGTGCTGCTGCATGAGCGTAATCCGCTCCACCATCAGGCAGCCTCCTGGCCTGGCTCTGACGCGACCTCGACCCTGACGTCGTTCTTCGCCAGCCAAGCCGAAAGCTGCGTCGTGAGTTGCTTGGCGCTGAAAGAGTTCCTCGCCACCAGCGTCCGATCCGCCTCTCGCCAGCGACAGGGCCTGACCCATTTCCGGACGAAGTCCTCGTTAGCCGCCTGCAACACCGAGGCCAGCAACGCCGGGGGGCCGTCGAACTCCAAGGCCGGCGCAGCGGCGGCGGGAGCCATCCAGTTCAGGTGTTTCCCGTCTTTCAGCCACCGGGCCATGCACGGGGCGCCCTTGTCGCCGTGGGCTTGGCCTACCTTGGGCGCAAAGCGCTGGATCGCAGCCGGCAGGCCCGCCTGCTCGTCCTCACCGAGCTTCGTCCACTCGGCCAAGGTATTGGGCTTCGACGACCGGCCCTCGACGTGGGGATAGGCTTTCCAGGCGGCCTCGAACTGCTCAGGGCCGACGGTCTTCGATTTTCGGGAAGGCGCTTTCGTCGTCTTTGGCTCAGCCAAGACAGAGGATGCGTTAGCATCCTTATTACTTATCCCTGTCCCTGTCCCTTTCTCTTGGAGGCTTTGTCCCGAGGGACAATTGGCCGTGTCCCCGAGGACATCATCGGGACCGGGATCGACCACGGCCGGGGACACGCCTTCGAGAAACTGCTCGTAGGTCGGTGTCGGAATGTCGGTCCCGTTGCGCTGATTGGCCTTCTTGATGCGTGCGCATTCGGTCCGCCAACGTTGCTGCCTTTTACCCTCCCAAGCTGCGATAGCCTGCTCGGCGATGACTGGGTGATATAAGCGCCCGTCATCACACAGGATGAAGCCCCGCATCGCTCCTGCTCGATGCTTACGGAACGTCTTGAGGTCCCGACCCAACCCGCAAAGGCGAGCGAGCACCGTCTCATTGTCGGGCAAGGATCCGGCGGGCAGTTGATGCCAAGCGGCGGCCCACAGCAGCACAGCGTACCAGCAAGCCTCGGGATGCTCTTCGGCGGCCAGATCACTGTCCCTCAGGCGGGCGACCTGAAGTGGCATGAACGGGAAGTCCTGAAGATCGCAATCGGCGGGAGTCAGTGGAGCGGTCATCATTGGCCCCCAAACGAGTAGATGGGCTCGCGCGGCCCGGCGTCGTAGCGGTCCTGCCGAGCCAGATTGCTGAAGCGGGTCAGGTCATCGTCGAAGGCGAGTTTGACGGTCCCGATAGGGCCGTGGCGCTGCTTGCCGATGATGACCTCAGCGAGACCGTCGACCTTCGACATCTCTTCGGCCCAGGTCAGGTGCTCCTGCGAGCCCTCTCGCGGTTCGGCGCGGGCGATGTAGTAGGCCTCGCGGAAGACGAACATGACGCAGTCGGCATCCTGCTCGATCGAGCCCGACTCCCTTAGATCGGAAAGCATTGGCCGCTTGTCCTCGCGGGTTTCGACCTGACGCGACAGTTGCGACAGGGCGATGACCGGGACGTTCAGTTCCTTGGCCAGAGCCTTCAGGGCGCCGGTGATGACCGAGACCTCCTGGGTGCGATTGCCCTTCACGTCCGTGGTCATCAGTTGCAGGTAATCGACAATGATCAGATCGACGCCGTGCTTGCGGTGATGCCGACGTGCGCGGGCGCAGAACTTGGCCACGTGAATGCCGCCGGTGTCGTCAATGTGCAGCGGGATGGCGTTCAGCCGCTCTGCTGCCTCGACGTAGTCGCGCATCTCGGTATCGGACGCCTGGCCCTTCCTGATGCGGTCTCCCGAGACGCCGCTGGCGTCGGCCAGGATGCGCGCGGCCAACTGCTCCTTGGACATTTCCAGCGAGCCGAAGAACACCCGTCCGCCGTCTACGGTCTTACGTCCGCCGTCTGGCGTCGGCTCCCAGCGATAGTTGCGGGCCACGTCGAAGGCGATGTTGGTCGCCAGCGCCGTCTTGCCCATGGAAGGGCGACCCGCGAGGATCAGGAGGTCTGACGGGTGAAGGCCGCCCAGCTTCTGGTCCAGATCAATCAGACCGGTCGAAATCCCGGTGAGCTTTCCATCACGCTTGAAGGCAGCCTGAGCCATGGCGACGGCGCCGCTGGCCGCTTCACTGAAGGATGCGACTGCGCGCACCTGCCCGCCGTTCTCGGCAAGGCTGAACAGGACATTCTCGGCCTGCTCGATTAGGTCGCGCGCCGTCCGCTCATGATCCTCCACAGATGCAGCGATGTCCCCCGACACAGCAAGAAGACCCCTGCGCATGGCGAGGTCATGAACCTCGGCCCCGTACTGGCGGGCGAGCGACGAAACGGCGCCGCCGCTCATCAAGTTCACCAGCCAGGAGATGGCAGGCACGCCGATCAAGGCGGGATCGCCTTCGAACCGCGCGGCCAGAAGACTCGCTTCAGCTACGGCCCCACGCCCAACCGTTTCCGAGATGGCCGCGAAGAGCCGCTGATGGATTTCCAGTGCGAAATGCTCCGGCCTCAGGTCATCCGGTAAGCGGTCATAAGCGCCGTTGTCGTTCAATAGTGCGCCCAGGAGCGCCTGCTCGGCATCAAGATTGATCGTGCTCATCCCGCAGCCCTCAGCGGCATAACGTTCGAGGCAGACCCAGCGGCGACGGCTCGCAACGCCACCAGCGCACGCAGGGCCTCGTCGATCTCTTTCAGGGAGGCGGTAGCATCGGCCTTGCTGAAGTCGCCGTCCGCCGCACGTCGGATGACCTCTGACAGAACGTCACCGGACTCAGCCGCATAGTCGGACAGGGCGATCTGCAAAGCGCGCGGCGTCACATCCCCAATGGGCGGCAGGAAGACCCCGCCAGCCAACAGGGCCAGATCCTCAGCCAATGCTGCCGCCCCTGCCCGACTCAGGGCGCGTGCTTCTTCATAGGACAGCGTGGCCTTGCGCCGCTGCTCAACGTCGGGATCGGCCGCCTTGTAGAGCCAGTTGTCCTGACGCTGGATCAGGTCAGCCGCCGTCGACAGCCCCCCGACTTCGTTGATCGCGCGGGTCAACGCATGGTGGAGAGAGCCGGGCTGACGCGGCTTGGTTGGCTTGAATGGCGTGGTTGTCATGCGGCCCCCAAAGCGGTCTGGCTGTTGTGGGTGACGGCTTGGCCGAGCGCGCTCATGGTTCTGGTCATGGAAGACCAGAACGAAGCCTGGAAACGACAGACCGAAGCGCGGCTTTGGTATCTGGAGGACGCCGTGAAGCCCCAACGGATACGCCGAGCGGTCAACGGCAAGCCCCTGCCCCCGCCAGCATATGAGCCGGGCGAACGCTTTCCGTTGACCAAATGGCTGATGGTCCGGCTCGACGCTCTGGAGGTTCTCCTGCGCGTGCTCCTCGACGCGGACGCCGCGCGATCAGAGGACCAGCTCGATTGCTCGACCTTGGAAGACCTGATGCGCCCCACGCTGGAGGAGTTAGAGGCATGGTCGGAACGGCAGGTGGAGCCCCCAATCGAGGTCAGGGAAACGATGGCGGCCGTCCTGTTTGCACGGGTCGTCATTCTGGAGGATCCGACTTGGCCTTTGAACGTCGATGGCCAAGATCGGATCTAGACCGAAAGTCTGTGAGGTCTTTCAAAGCTGATTCTGCTTCGCGTAGGCGGCGGTAGCCGATGTCAGATAATCCCCCAGCAATTTGTTCGAGGCGTTTGCCATCGTTGAAAAGCTTGGTGGAGAGAGTTGCTCGACGTATGCGAAGGTGTAGGCAGGCCTCGTCGCAATGTCTGATAAAGTCGTCCAACGCATCCATGGCGGCATATTGCGGGGCGCACCCCGCTTAGTCAATCACGTTCCCGCGGGGCCAACATGAATCTTGATCGCGTCCAAAAGCGCCTCGAAGAGACCGGCCAGTCAGCCAACATGGCATCAATCCAAGCCGGACTGGGTCGCGACTACATTCGCGACCTCCTGCGCGGGAAGGTTCGAGAACCAAGCGCAGCGCGACTAAGGCGATTAGCCGAAGCACTGCAATGCTCACCCGAATATCTTCTTGGATCCGAGGAAGAAATCGGCTCCGCGCCTACCGACCTCTATACACCCCCCTCCAATGAACTGCCCGTTTCCTATCGCATTAGAGGCGGATTCTACGAGGGAAATGACGGAACCCTACCCGCCGAAATTAACTGGCCCGTTCCTGCACAAATGCTCTTCGAGCGGCACCAATGGCTGGAATGGGTTCAGGACGCATCAGATTCTACGCCAGTGCCGACCAATGCACTTTTGCACGTTACAAGAATGATCCGACGTCTCGAAAGCGACGACCTTTTGGTTATCCTCCGTAGCGCGGCCGATGGGCAAATGATGCAGCGCACTGTGCGCCGAATTCACCACATGGAAGGTGACACCTTTGCCGTTTCGCCTCCTTTATCTGGCTCGTCCACAGCTCTTTCCCAGGATCAGCTTCTAACGGGTGAGAACGCCTATGGGGCGCGACTCATCGGCCGCGTCTGCGCGATCTATCAGTATCTCGACGGTCAAGTTGAGGACGCTATGCGGGGCGCAGGCATAAATGCGGGTTGACGCGGGGCATACCCCGCAATACTCTCCTTTTACGCGACAAGGAGAGCATCATGGCGCAGAGCATCCAATCCATTCCCCATGAAGATCGTTTCTCCCCTGACGTGCCCCTGAGTTTTCATCCAGCGGCGACCAGAGTCCTTGGGTTAGTTACGCCTCGCAGCGTGGGATGAGCAACAGGCCGGACCGCGCAGCTTTCATCCTGCGCAGCGGGTCGGCCTGTTGCGGTCAGACTGGCGGCAAAAGCCTCCGGGGTGAGGTAGCCGATTGATGAGTGCGGCCGGCGGGTGTTGTAGTCCAGCGCCCAGGCAGCGACCTTCTGGCGGGCGTGGTCGAGGCTAAAGAACAAGCTTTCGTTCAAAAGTTCGTCGCGCATCCGCCCGTTGAAGGATTCCACAAACCCGTTCTGGGTCGGCTTGCCCGGCGCGATGTAGTGCCAGTCGACGCCATGATCCTGCGCCCAGGCCAGTATGGCGGTGGACGTGAACTCCGTGCCGTTGTCGCTGACGATCATGGCAGGGCGGCCCCGCCGAGCGATCAGCGCGGTCAGCTCACGCGCGACGCGGCGTCCCGAGATCGAGGTGTCGGGGATCGCCGCCAGGCACTCGCGGGTGACGTCATCGACCACGTTGAGAATGCGGAAGCGGCGGCCCGTGGCGAACTGGTCGTGCACAAAGTCCAGCGACCAACGGGCGTTCTGCCTGACCTCGACCAGGATCGGCGCCCGCGTGCCGATGGCGCGACGACGTGAGCGGCGCTTGCGCACCGTCAGGCCTTCCTCGCGATAGAGCCGGTAGATCCGGTTCTTGCCCGAAGGCTCGCCCTCACGCCGCAGCAGCACGAACAGCCGGCGATAGCCGAACCGTCGCCGCTCCACGGCCAACGCGCGCAACCGCTCCCGCAGCGCCGTGTCCGGCGGACGGCAGGAGCGATAGCGCACCGATTTTCGATCGGCCTTGATGATGAAGCAGGCCCGCCGCTCGCTGACGCCGAACGCCGCCTTCAGATGGGCGACGGCCTGGCGCATCGCTGCGGGCCCTACCACTTTTTTGAGAGCAGATCGTTCAGCGCCGCTTTGTCGAGCATGGCGTCGGCCAGCAGGCGCTTCAGCTTTCCGTTCTCATCTTCCAGGGCCCGGAGGCGTTGGGCGTCCGACACGCTCATCCCGCCGAACTTGGCCTTCCAGGCGTAGATCGTGCCCTCAGACACGCCGTGCTTGCGCGCCAGCTCGCCCGCTTTCGCGCCGGCCTCGTTCTCCCGCAGGATCCCGATGATCTGCTCTTCCGTGAATCTCGCTCGTTTCATTCCGTCCGTCCTTTCAAGGGGCGGACTCTAGCTCCGCGTGGAGGAAATTCTCAGGGGCACGTCATGCGCCCTATTTCCTCAAACTCCATCCCGCTATCCGAAAATCGTTGATACCTGACTACAGCTGCTGTGTGTCGAAGCGAGTGGGGCGAGAGTTGGTCATTAGCTCGCGCGGCCAAGGCATTGCGCGCCTGAGCAGAAAGACTCCGTTTGATCTTCAGGAATATCTCATTGAGAGACTGCTTGGATATCGGAGCCCCTTCCTGCGAAGAGAATAGGTACCCGTGCGCCGGGTCACCGCGATAATGAACGATATAGTTGTCAATCGCGGCTGTAAGTGCTCTCGACAGCGGCAGGTCGCGGCTTGCCCAATGGTTCTTCAGTTGTGGTGAACTGGATCGCCGATCTTCGTACTCTGGCGGGCGAATACTGACCCAAAAGACCTGTTCCCCCGTGCGAAAATCGAACTCATTCTGAAGGCTATCGGGTGTAAGAAGAAGCAATTCACTGCGACGCAAGCCAAGCTGGAATAGCATTAGGGCTATGGCATAGTTCCGCCACCGATTTGTCTCGGTGCGAAACGGATTTCTCTCGCTGTCGGGATTCACTATGTCAAACACATCTTCCAAGACAATGGCAGGCAAGGATTTTACTTGGAGCGATGCGGTCGCTGCTTTTGGCTGGGCGCGTAGCTGCGAATAGGAGCGCTGAAGACGCTGCAGGTCCTTCGATAGATCTCGAGGATCGGCCCCGTTAATCATGCTCAGGACACCGAACACGAAGCGCCTTTGGAGCGCCCATCGCTTCTCCGGTACCGCTCGAGACTGATGACCTATCAAGGCAGACGAGAGTACGCGTTGGATAGCGCTAAGATCCGCAGCAACCAGCGCTTGATCGAGGTCGACTGGCGGGATCAGGCGTTCGGCATCATGATAGAGCTGGGATATAGCTAAGGCATGTTTTTCGCGCGTTGCGATGGCCTGGTGGGCGTTGAGAAAATCAAGCCATATCGTTGCAGCATAGCGAGGTAGTCCGAGCGCATCGGTGCATACCGGACCGCGCAAGGATGCTGGGATCAAACTCAT